TGTAGAGGGAATGCTTAATGCTACTGGATCTTTAGCAACACCTTTTGATACACAGTAATAAATAATTATTATGGGCCTTCGGGCCCATAGTAAAAATAACTTAGGAGAAAAAATATGGCATTAAGTTCAAATGTAAAACAAACTATCCCTTTAACAGGAGATGGTTTGGCTAGAAAATATGCAGGTACTACAACAGTTGTAATTACTAAAGCTAGAATACAAGGTGTTTATGGACAAGCAAGTAACGCTGATGCTGAAATAAAAATTTATGATGAGGCAACTTCAGATAAGACAGCTTCTAAATTAGTATTTCATGCAAAGTTTTCAAATGCAGATAATCACGGACAAAGCTTTGAAATTCCTGGTGAAGGAATTAAATGTGATGCAGGTATGTATGTAGATTTAACCAACTGCGACTTTTGTACGATTATTGGAACGTACACGTAAGAGGTAGCCAATGGCTTTTTCTGGCACAAGTACATTCGAGAAAACATTCTCGATAGATGATATTATTACCGAATCTTTTGAAAGATTAGGATTTTTTGATTATACGGGTAATGATTTAAGATCAGCTCGAAGATCATTAAATATTTTATTTCAAGATTGGCAAAATAGAGGTGTGCATTTTTGGGAAGTATCTAGTCATGCTTTCACAATGAATACTGATCAAAATGAATATGTAATTTATAGATCTCCAACTGATGGAGATGCAGATGGAATAGATACTACTCTAACTGCTGGTATTAATGCAACGGCTCTAACTATTCCTGTTGCTTCTGTAGCCCAGATGCCTGCTTCAGGTAAAATAAGAATTAATTCTGAAGTTATAAAATATTCTTCAATTTCAAGTTTAAATTTAATTGTTTCATCTACTTCTGATAGAGGAGTTGATGGTACAACAGCTGCGTCGCACTCGAGCGCAGACGCCGTGGTAAATATTGCAGAAATGTGTTCTGATGTTTTAGAAGCAAGTTATAGAACTACAGCAAATGTAGATACACCACTTTCAAAAATAAATAGATCTCAATATTCTGCTTTTTCAAATAAAACTTCTACAGGTCAACCTTCACAATATTGGGTTCAAAGATTTATAGATAAAATTACAGTAACTTTATATTTAACACCAGGTAGTTCTCAAAATGGGAACTTTATGCATTTTTACTATGTAAAAAGAATTCAAGATGCCGGGGCCTACACTAATGAAGCTGATGTAGTAAATAGATTTGTTCCCGCAATGTGTTCAGGTTTAACTTATTATATCGCTCAGAAAAAAGCTCCTCAAAGAGTTCAAGAATGTAAATTAATTTACGAGGATGAATTAAACAGAGCACTTCAAGAAGATGGCTCACCAGCGAGTGTTTATATTTCTCCTAAAACTTATTATCCGGAGATCTAATGGCTAAGTTTGCAAAAGGAAAATACGCTTTAGCCATTTCCGATCGAAGCGGTTTAGCATTTCCGTGGAGAGAAATGGTTACTGAATGGAATGGAGCGTTTGTTCATTATTCAGAATTTGAACCTAAACAACCCCAATTAGAACCAAAACCATTTGTAGCTGATCCTCAAGGTTTAGAAAAAGCAAGACCTGCAAGAACAGAATTTGGAACTCAAGATTTTTTACCCAAGAATCCATTTACAACTGGAGCAGCTTCTACGCAAGTTTCTGTTTCAGAACCATTTAGTGGAAGATCCAATAATGACATTGTAAGATTTACTGCAGTTAAAAAACCGGTAGGTGGTGTAGCAGTTTCTACTTTTGAATTATCAACTACTTTATCATCTAATATTACTGCAACAGATTTAAGTATTGCGGTTGCGGATTCTACTGCTTTCCCAAGCGCAGGTTATTTCATTATTGAGAAAGTTAAAACATCAACTGATGGATCTTCTTATTATGAAAATGAAGTTATTCAATATACAGGAAATGCTGCTAATACTTTTACAGGATGTGTAAGAGGAACAAATGCTCAATTTAGAGGAGCAGTACCTAAAAATACTACAGCAGGTAGTCACGATTCAGGTGCAAAAGTGTATGGTGGATATTCAATAACTATGGTACAAACAACGCATACGCAAGCAGGAATGCCAGCAACGGTAACTCAAGAAAATAGTTACACTTTTGATTTAGCATCGAATGCTGCAGCAAGTGCAACAGGAGGAGGATTCCAAGTCTTAGCAGGACCATTGGATTACCAACAAGGATAATATGACATACGCAGAATTAGTAACCAAAATAAGAGAATACACAGAAGTAACCAGCACAGTTTTAACTGATACAATTGTTGATGGCTTTATTGAAAATGCAGAATTTAGAGTGTTTAGAGATGTAGATACAGATAGTGGTCGTAGATACAAAACAGCACAAGTTGTATCTGGAACTCGTTTTATAGATGAACCTACAGATGCTCTAGTAGTAAGATCTTTACAAGTTGTGGATTCTGATGGTGTAGGAGCTTCAGATAATAGGGATTTTTTACAATATAGAGATACTAGTTTTATGTCTGAATTTAATCCTACAGGGGTTCAAGGGGTTCCTAAATACTATAGCTTATGGGATGATAATACCATAGTTTTGGCTCCAACTCCCGATGCCACGTATACTCTTCAATTAAATTATATCTTGAAACCTCCCGGTTTATCTAGTACAAATACTACAACATATTTAAGTTTGAACTTTCCCAACGGACTTTTGTATGCATGCCTTGTAGAAGCGTTTAGTTTTCTTAAGGGGCCAAATGATCTCTTGCAATTATATGAAGGAAGGTATAAACAAGCGATTGAAGGCTTCTCAATAGAACAAATGGGAAGACGAAGACGAGATGAATACCAAAGTGGTGTTCCTCGTATAGGAAAATAAGTTAGGAGAAAAAAATGGCTATAACACAAGCAATTGCAAACGCATTTAAAAAACAACTTTTAGAAGGTGATCAAAACTTTGCTTCATCTTCTGGAGATAAGTTTAAAATAGCTCTTTATACTTCTTCAGCAACTCTAAACTCAGCTACTACTGCTTATTCAGCTTCAAACGAAGTTGGTAACAGTGGTCAATATACAGCTGGTGGCGGAGCACTAACTAACAATGGAACATCTATAACTGCCGGCGTAGCAAGAGCAGACTTTGCAGATCGTTCGTTCACTGGAGTTACGTTAACTGCGAGAGGAGCCCTAATCTACAACACATCATCAACGGTAACTAATGCCGCTGTTGCAGTTTTAGATTTTGGAGGAGACAAGACAGCTACTTCTGGTACGTTTACAATTCAATTTCCAGCGCCAACATCAACCGCAGCGATTCTAAGGATCTCTGGTTAATTAGGAGGTAAACTCCTATGTCAGCCTGGGGCAATTTAACCTGGAATGTAGGTAACTGGGGAGAAGGTGGAAATTCCGATATCATTCTTACCGGTTTTGCCTTAACTGGAGCAACTGGATCAGTATCTACAACTTCAACTGTCGAACTAGGTTGGGGAAGAGATTTATGGGGTGCTCGATCATGGGGTAATCCTAGTCAAATTGTAACACCTGTCGTCCCTGAAGATGACATGACATTAACACTTGCGTCCGTAAGTGTTACAGCAGAAATAAATGCAGGATGGGGAAGACTTACCTGGGGTGAAAATGCCTGGGGTGAGTATGGTGATGCTGTAATTACAGGTCAAGCCATGTCCATGGCTCTAAGCAGTGTTACAGTTCAAGCTGATGCTATTGCAACAAATTCTACAAATAATAATCAAGAATTAGGAGTAGTCGTTCAAGATATTATTAGTGGTGGTGGTGCCGTTGAAGGAACAACCGTCGCTTATATAACAGATACCGATTTAGTAATGACAAATACATTAGGAACTGCAGATGCAGGTCCTGATGCAATGGCAACTGGAATTGAGATGACAGCAAATCTTGGTTCCGTTTCTGCTTACAACGAAACAGGTTGGGGTAGACAACATTGGGGTGATAATGCCTGGGGTGTAGAAGGAACCTGGGTAACTGCCGCTCCTTCTGGAATTGGTATGACCGCTGCACTTAATTCTGTCCAAGAAATAAATGGAGATGCAAGTTTAACACTTAATACTCTTAATGAAATGCAGCTTACTAATGGAGGCGTAGATGTAGCCCCTGATGCAATGATTACTGGTAATTTTATGATCGGTGCATTGGGTACATTAGGTCAAGGAAGTAGTAAAACAGTAACTGGATTTGGTTTAACAAATACTTTAGGTTCGGCTACTTTAGACGCTAATAGTATTCCTACTATTTCAGCACTAACAGAACAAAGGGTTAGATTATCCAGCGATTCTGTTATTAAAATCCATGCAGATGTAGATATTACAGGTTTTGGGTTGACAGCTGCTCTAGGAACTGGTAGTGCTTTGATTTGGAACGAAGTTCCAACAGGTTCAGCGCCTATAACACCTCCAGGATGGACGGAAGTTGCTGCTTAGATATAGTTTGACACTATCTCTTTATTTTAATAAAATACAAGTATAAGGATTAAAAAATGGCGAATTCAACATCAGCTAGTTTAAAACTAACCATCCAAGCAACCGGTGAAAACTCGGGAACATGGGGTCAGATAACTAATACAAACTTATTAATCTTAGAACAAGCTATCGGTGGATATGATGCGTTTAACGTAACTAACGCAAGTAGAGCATTAACTTTTACTAATGGTGCAGTTTCTAATGGAAAAAACGAAGTAATAAAATTAACAGGAACATTATCAGCAAACGTTAATGTTACAATTGCAGATAGCATAGAAAAAACTTATATCGTCCAAGATGCATGTGATCATGCAGACTATACTCTTACTTTTAAAACAACTTCTGGAACAGGAATTCTTTTATGTGAAGGTCATACTTACCAACTATGGTCAGATGGTACAAATGTTTACAAAGCAAATGAGTATAAAGTATGGAGAGCGGTTTCTGCTGCAGAAACAGTTCAAGCTGGTGCTCAACTTTTAGTTAACACAAGTGGTGGAGGAGTAACCGTAACGTTACCTGCCTCACCTTCGACAGGCGATGAAGTTTCATTTATTGACCAAGGGTATGATTTTGATTCAAACAATTTAATTGTTGGAAGAAATAGTTCTAACATTGCTAATGCAGCATCCAATCTGACTGTTGCAACACAAGGGGCTGGTTTTACATTAGTTTTTTCAGGAGACGCGACTACAGGTTGGACTTATAAGGAGAAATAATCCATGTCTAACTACGAGGCAACAAGATACGATTATAGTGGTGCTAATATCACAGGTCTGGTTGGAGTATCTACTGGAACAGTAATTCCATGGTCTGATACATCCGTTCCTAGTGGATATCTAGAATGTAATGGTCAAGCAGTTTCACGTTCTACCTACGCAGCCTTATTTGCTGTCATCTCTACAACTTATGGATCAGGTAATGGATCGACAACTTTTAATGTTCCTGATCTTAAAAATGATAATATTGTAGGAAGATCTAATTCTAAAGCTCTTGCATCTACAGCTGGGGCGAATGCAGTTCAAGCCACTGGAAATGTTGGTGGATCAACAGCGGCTCATACATTAACTACACCTGAATTTCCAAGTCATACTCACGGACCAGTTAAAGGTCCACCAGCAGCTTCTCAATATGGCGGAGCAGCAAGACCCCCATGTTGTTTTAATCCTGCAAGTAGTGGAAACACAGGCGGAGGTAGTGGACACTCTCACAATATGAGTG